TGCGGTCAAATGACCGGACCGTTGCCGCCGTGATCGGTTCGTCAGCGTTTCGGAACAGGCCCATGACCGTACCCTAGGCGTCCGTTGCTGCGGCGTTGCCGATCTCGACGAGCTTGACCCGGGTGTGAAGTCCCCACGAGTTCCCGCAGCCACAGCCCGACCAGGAGAACGGCCCCCATGACCCGCGCTTCGCCGCGGTCTGGATTGGCTCGCCGTCTGGGAGCGCGTACCTGGTGACGCTGTCGATGTCCTTCCCCTTGTTGCGGGACGCCGCGACGTAGATGAACTCGTCGGTGATGATCATGCGCGCGAACCGGTCGCGCTTCCCGTTTCGGGGACCGATGTTCGTGGTCACGTCGACGGGGTACAGGTCCGCGGGGGTGCGCAGGGTGGCAGGTTCAGGCCGTAGGGCCTTGCGGCGCGTGACGTCGCGAGCGGGTGCGGGACGGCGGGTTCCGATGGGCTTTGATCGCATGTCGCGATGGTATGACCATCCGTATGCATAGTTATGGATCCCGGGCATAGCGAAGCCCCCGCAACCGTGTCTGGTGTCCGGTTGCGGGGGCCTTCCCCGCGAAGGGATGAACGCTACGCAGTGAGCACGATAACCCGGGTTCTCACCCGCGCCCGTGCGCCGCGAGGACGTCGGCGTGTCGCGCACCCCGCGCTGACTTGCCACCGATGCGCTGCGTCGACACCTTGACGCCGGCGTCGGTCAGGCGCCGCGAGACATAGGCCGTGTCGACGTCGGTGGCGGGGTACTCGTCGGGGTGGCGCTCGACGAGCTGCTGCGCGAGCGCGGCCGACCATGCGTTCACGGCAGGCTTCCCGTCGACGACGGGCCACACCGCGAGCACGTCGCCCAGGAACGACCGGGTGCCGCCGTCGTGCTCGTCCGGCGCGACGACGCCGGCCGCCATCCCGGTCAGCGTACCGGCCGCGCGCCGCAGTGCAGCGGCCTCCGTGACGATGCGCTCGACCTCCGGAAGGTCGACCTTCGCCATCATGGCCCGCACCATGCGACCACCAGCGGTGCCCACGTACGCGACACCAGGTGTCTCGATGTCGACGGCCCGGTAACCGCGGCCATGCGCGTCCGACCCGAGGATCAGGTTGGCGTCGCTGATGTTCGTGACGCCGTGCCCGATCCGGTGCCCGAGCTGGTCGAGGATGCTCGACGGGATCGCGCCTTCCTTCGTGCCCTGCGTGACCAGGCGCACGATGATCCCGACGGCGCGCGCCGTGCGCACGACGTCGTCGAGCCGTTCCGCGATCGTGTCGCCGGCCGCCGTGGTGAACGCGCGCTGCGCCTCGTCGACGACGAGCATGATGGGCGGCATGTCGTAGTCGCGGGCCACCTGGGGTGTCAGCTTCCCTTCAGGGGTCACGGACGCCGGCAGCGATTCGAGGATGCGCCCACGGCGCCCGATCTCCGCCTGAAGCCACGCCAGGTCGTCCGCGAGCGCCGCCAGGTCGGCACGGCTCGTGCCGGACCGCAGCGTGTGCGCGACGGACGCGAACCCGCGGTAGTCGCCACCGCCCTTCAGGTTGTGGATCAGCAGCATCACGGTGGGGTCGCACGCGGCGGCCATCAGTTCGAGGCGCGTGGTGTAGCTCTTGCCCATGCCGGTGCCGCCACCGATCAGGCCGTGCACCTCGTGCAGCGGCGCGGTGACGATGTTGCCCTGCGCGTCGACGCCCATGGGCACCGGCTCGAAGAACGACCGGGCCGCGACCTTCGCCCACGGCCACCGGGGGGGCTTGCGCTCCGACAGCAGCGTGTGCGCAATGAACAGCTCGAACCGCAGCGGGGACACCTCCGGGCGCGCCTCGATGACGACGCACTCGGCGGGGCGCCCCAGCGCGCCGGCCAGTTCCTCGTGCTTCTTCACGAGGCGCGAGACGGGCACACCCGGGGGCAGGTCAATGACCATGCGCTCGCCGCCCTTGATGGGCGTGGCGGACACGATGACGGGACCGTGCGTCCCACCGGTGGGCATCGTGACCGGTCCGAACCCGGCAATGGCGAGCGCTTCGGTGACGAACGGGCGCGACAGCGGGGGCCGCTTGCCCTTCGCGGTGACGTGCCGGGCTGCGGCCTGCGCCTCCGGGCGACGCGTGAGGATGCGGTGCCCGACGGCGTGCATGGTGACGTAGGTGGCGCCGACGGCGATCGCGGGCACCAGGCCCCACTGCCCCAGCTCGATCCATGCCCACGCGCCGATGATTGGTGCACTGGCAACGATCAGTCGGCCGATGCTCGCGCCGGCGTGCGCACGCCGGATGTCCGACCGGGCACTGAGCGTCGGTGCGGCCTTGATCTCGGCGGAGCGCATCACGGCGTCGTCTGCCGCGACCACCCACCGGAAGCACCGTCGCACGGTCTCACCGGTGCCACGCAGCGCGTACCACGGGGACCGCACCACGTGGCCACCAGCACGCGCCAGGGTGCCGCCTACGCGCGATCGCACCCACGGGCCGACCTCGCGGCGCTCGCGGGTCACGCGCGTCTCGACCACGGTTCCGTCGTCGCCGTCGTCGCCGTCGTCGGTGCACGCCTCGTCGGCGCGCGGGGGAGTCGTGGGCGACAGCTCGTCCCAGGGGATGGTGACGTCGTTGCCCTCGTCGTCGACGAGCCGCACGTACTGGCGCCCGTCGTCACCGCGCACCAGGGGCGCGTTCCAGATCATCCCGTCGGCGCGGGTGATGAGCACGGTTTCCGGGTCGGTCAGCTCGTCCGGGTCGGGCAGGTCTACGGGCTCGTTGGTGGTCATGTCCGCCTCTCGTGTGAGGCAGGCGGTAGGTTTGTTTCCGCCTGCACGTGTCGCGTTCGGGTGGTCAAGGCTGCGTCTCCCGTGTCGGCATGCGGGAGACGCAGCCTTACTTCGTCTCGTGGGTGATGCGCCGTACCTGCGCCGGTGAGAGACCGGTCCAACGGGAGATAGCCCGGTCGGGCACCTCGTCCCCGCTCGCTGCCTTGATGGCCTCGTTGCGCGCGTCCAACAGCGTCTTGGTTTGCGCGGTGTGCGCCGCCAGCTCTTCGGCTGCGGCGGTGACTAGTTCACGGTGTCCCATGACTACGTATGGTCGCATATCCACCAGGGGGGACGCAAAACCTTACGGGCACGAATCAACCCCCCTTGCACACTGTCGGGGGCGAACCGTACCGTGGACCACTGACACGCGACACGAACCCCAGGGAAGGCACCCCGATGGACCACCACCGCAAGATCGGCAACTGGCTGCTCGTCGCGGCCTCGTGCGCGTTCATCGCCGCCGTGACGGCCGGCTACGGCGCCGACGTGTTCGACGGCGTCCGCACGGCGGCCACGGAACTCGTGTGGTTCACGCGGGTCGCGACCACTGACGCGAAAGAGCTGGTGTGGGTCGCGGCGCAGTGAAGCGCCGACGAAAGCTCTCGCCAGCGGGCAACGGGCCGCTCGCGGTGCTGCTCTGGTGGCTCTGGAACGTGATCTGGTTCGGGGCCTGCATCCTGGCCACCATCTACCTCGCGCGCATCCTGATAGCGCTGCTGTACTTCGCGCTGGTGCGGGGAGTGGGCGCGCCATCCTGACATAACGGCAATTAACGGCAGAACGGAAACGACGTGACAAAGCGATTCACCGTCTGGTGCAACACCGACGACGACGGCGGCCCCGACCTGCATTCCCACGCGCACGGCGTCGAGCTTGTCGACGCGGACGCGTGGTCGGCGTGGCTCGACGAGCACGCGCACCATGACCTGTCGCTCGTCATCGAGAACCTGACCGGCCTGCCGTTCTTCCAGGCGAACCGTGGCGGCATCCGGTTCGAGGTGCCGACGGAAGACGAGATCCGCGCCGCCTACGCCTGGCAGAACTTCCGCACGCAGCGCGGCGTGCACGCGAGCAAGGAAGTGCGCGAGCACGAGCACGCGGCGTTCCTCGCCGGCTGGGCGGCCGCCCGGCAGCGCGACGCCGTCACGGTGCCCCGATGACCGCCGCAGAGCGCGAGCGTGCCGAAGAGCTGGCGCACGGCGGCCTGGCATCACGAGACGGCGACCTGGTCGAGCTGGGCGACGGCGTCCGGTGGTGGTTGAACGGTCAGCCGTGGGCGCGGAATGAGGCCGATGGGCTGATCTTCCAGGATCGCGCCCGCGTCGCGGCCATGCGGCAGCAGATCCGCGGGGGGTGACTCCCCCGTCGGCATATATGACGAGAGCCCCCACCGGGCAGGCGGTGGGGGCTCTCGCGTTCCCCGTTGGAGACGGCCCGGGGTGGCCAGCCATAGCCGTCCGCGCGGCATCTCGACGGCGACGCTACCAGCGGGCGCCTGCCTACGATCGATCCATGAGCGAACCCACCGCCAGCGACAGCCCGATCACCGCGCAGATGTCGACGGAGCGCCTGAAGAACTACTGGAAGACGGGCGCCGGCGGCGCTCGCATCCGCTGGGGCACCGACGGTGACCTGACCAGGTGCCACCGGCTCGTGACCCGGGAGGCCGGCGCCGATGCGGCCACGTTCGACGTCTGGGGCTACTGCCAGAACCTGCACCAGGAACTGTTCGGCCAACCGAACCCCAGGGATTGACCTGCCGGAGCGGTGCTTATATTCCGCCAGTTTCACCGCCTGACCTGCACGTTTTCCGGTTCTGCGCGATCCGATGAGGGGGCTACCAGCCGCCCAGCCGCGGGCGCTCCGTCCATACCTCGATGGGGCCGACGTCGGATTCCCGCATCCGGGTCAGGGCCTGCGACGTCGAGTCAACGATGTCGTCGTGCTCGCCCGTGGGGAACGACGAGAGTTCCGTGACGAAGTCGTCGACGAAGCCCAGCCCTTCCGGCAGGCTCACCTGGTGGGCCTCGACGAGCGGCGCGACCGACTGCGCGCGGACCACCTTGGATCCGTTCGCAGCCCGCACCGGCACGGCAACGATGCCATCGAGGGTGCGCCGCAGCGTCGAGATCGCAGCAGCGCCGTTCGCCGCTTCCTCGACCAGGTGCGCCGTCGCGTTCGGGAAGCGGCCGATGAACGACGTCATCCGTTCGAGCTGCACCGTGAACGGGCCACGGAACCGGATCATGTCGAGTAGGAAGTACCGGTTGCCGGTGCGCTGCCAGGCGGTGCCGACGCACCAGTCCCCCGACTCTTCGCCGCCGGTGCCGAACGTCAGGTCCCAGCTCGTGATGATCTGGTCGGCCTCTGGGAGATCCGCGGGCGAGTGGTACTGCCACCACGCGAGCTTGAACACGGTGCCGTCGACGTCGCCGGGGTGTTGCTGGTAGAGCGCGTTGAACACCGCTGTGCCGACGCTGCGTTTCGTCTTCGCCCACCGGGCCAGGGCCTCTTCCCTGGTCTCGTGCGTCTGCACGGACAGCATCGGTTCCCCGACGTCGCGCCCGAGAGCGTCACCGGGCTCCGCGATGGCGGGGAAGACGATGGTGCGCCAGTCGTCCTCGCGGTCTTTCAGGAGACGGCCGGACAGGTCGTCCTCGTGCCACCGGGTGGCGATCGACAGCACGATGCTGCCGTTCTGCCGCATGCGGGGCTTGACCACCGACCGCCACATCGACCAGACCTTTTCGCGCATCGTCTTGCTGTACGCGTCCGACATGTGCTTGATCGGGTCGTCGATGATCGCGACGCGTAGCCGGCGCCCGGACAGACCACCAGCGAGGCCACGCGCGAGGATGCCGCCGGCTCCCCCGACGGTCCACGCCTTGACGCCGCCCACGCTCTTCGTCGACCCGCGCTGGTCGTACTGCATCTTCACGTCGAGGCTGAATTTCTCCGCCAGGGACGCTTCCGCGCTGATGAGGCCGATCTCCCAGGTCGGCCGGTTCAGGGTGAGCCACAGCGGGAAGATGACGGACGCGATCTGCGACTTCCCGGAGCCCGGGGGCATGCTGATGATCAGGTTGGTGTCGAGCCCCTGGTCAGCTCGCTCGACGGCCTTGCCCAGCGCGGCCATCAGGGCATCGGTGTGCGGTCTGGCGATGTAGGTGGGGCCGACGACGTCTTGTGCGAGATCTCCGAGACTCATGGCCGCTTGCCGGCACGCTTCCAGGCGCTTGACGAGCGCGACGCGTTCCATGGGCACGGAGTCGGCGTAGAGCCGGCGGACCTCGTCGTCTGTGAGGCCGCACAGAACGTCAGTCCCTGGGGGTGCCGGCGTCAGTGTCGTCATCGTCGTCGTCGCCGTCGCGCTCCGTGGCCCGCTCCGCCAGGATCGCGTTCAGCTTTTCGTCGAGCTGTGCGTTGGCGCCTTGCAGGGTGATTGCCTGCCCGGGGACGTGGCCGGTGCGGTCGAGGATGCTGTTGGCCGCGCGGACGCGGTCGGCGGCTTTTTCGCTCTCGTCGCTCACGATGGTGCCCAGTGCGCGCATGGCGTCTTGCACGTAGTCGAACAGGCTGACGGTGGTGCGCTCGATGTGGCGTTGCGGGTGCTCGACGTGCCGGCCGCAGTAGTCGCCCACGGTGGCGACGTTCTCGCACTGGGCGCGTGCGTGCTGTCCCCCGTCGGTGATGTGCTTGCACTGGTGGTCTGCCGGGTCGGGCTGCTCTGGCAGGCTGTCGCTATCGGTCATCGGATTCACCCCATTTGTCGTCTACGGTCGTGCCCCTAACCGTCGCTTCCTAGCCATCCGGTGACGGCGCTTGCTGCCCACATCATGACGGCTGCCTCGACGGCGGTGTATGGGTGCGCGAGCCACCAGACGCCCCAGGTAAGCGCGGCGGCAAGCCAGAACCCCAGGCACCAGGGGCACGAGACGAGCGTGTCGAACCACTGGGCTACGGGGTGCGTCGACGCGCGTAGCCGGCCGTGGATGGGCTCTGTGATGCTGTCGATGGCGGCGAGACGCCAGAGCCGGAACGCTGCGAGGCCGATGAGCGCTGTCCAGACGATCAGCACGAGGGGGTCGGTGGTGGTCATCGTCGCCTTCCGATGGTGTTGACGGCACGAGCTGGTGCGGGCTGTTCGGGGACGACGCGGTTGCCGGTCGGCGTCTTCAGCACGCGGTACCGCATGCGGCGCTTGCGTGCGCTGTACCGGGCATCGCTGGCCTTCGGGTTCCTGGTCTGCGCGTGGTCGGGCACTCCGGGGATCTCGAACGGGCTGTGCCCGGTCAGGCCGGCCTTGCGTAGGTGCGGCTCGATCGCTTTGGTGAACGTCGCTTCGTGGGACGACAGCCACGTGGTGGTGGCGGGTACGGAGTTCGCGGCGTAGAACTTCGGGTCGCGGAGCTGCGTGCCGCCCAGGTGTGCGAGGTTCCCGTACAGGGTGCGGACCTGCGGGGCGGCGATGCGCATGGCCTCCGCGGTGGCGAGCGCGCGGCGCATGTGACGCTTGTGCACGAGCAACGGGGTGTGGATGTCGTAGTTGTACAGCACGACGCCGGGCATCATGCGCTTCAGCTTTGCGTCGGTCTGGCGGAGCCCTTCGGCCCACTTGCTGTGCCACGCGGCGAACGCCGGCAGCACCTGGTCGTTCCGGCCGCGGTGGATGGGTGGCAGCTCGTCGATGGGGTGCAGCAGGTAGAAGTCGTCATTCCACATGATCCACGGGTCGCTGATGTCGGGGTTCTCGCAGGCCCACCGGTAGTGAGCGCGGGTGGTGCGGTACTTCGGCGTCAGCGTGGGGCGCTTCACTGCGGTCAGGCGGGGGTGGTCGCGCCGGAGCCATGCCGGCCAGGATCCGACGATCCAAATGTGGTGGTAGGGCAGGTTGCGTTCGATGGACCGTAGCGCGTAGCGCAGCTCGCGGTTGTCGCCGGGTCGGCATGGCAGAACGACGTCGGGTGCGTCGGCGCGGTACGGCATTGGTCCCCCTGTGTCCGGGTCGATGTGTCTGCATGGTAGGCG